AATACGGAGACCTTGACCTACATTTGCAGTAAATGTTTGTGTAGTTGTACCACGATCATTGTAGACATAGTATTCAGCCGTAGATACAATAACCATCGCACCAGTTTTTGGGTCACGATCTTTTTTGATTTCACGTACTTTACGAATCTTACGTGGATCAATGTATCTTAGTTCTTTGATGCCTTCTTTTGGATTCTGGTCATTGACTACCACATGGTAGAACATACGACCATCAATGTACCAACGCTTGAATAAATCGTCAGCAAGATTATTGAAGTTCAACATTCTTTGTACGTTGTTGAACTCTTCTATGATTTTTTTCTTGATTGATTCTGGTTGCTTTAGATTATCTAAAACAATATCAACAACTTTACCTTGGTCGTCATGTGTAATAGCCTCATTGACAATCTCATCAATTGCCATTTGACATTCTGGGTGATTGGACATCTCACGATAACGTGTGATAAGTTCAATCTCGTTTCGTACTGAACCTTCTAGATCAACATAAGTACCATAATAGGCATTCTGTGTGACTGTAACTGCACCGTCATCTAACTGTGCAGCAGAAGGCAGTGTAAAGGATGACTGTTCAGGTTTTTCTCTCTGAACAACATCCTTTCCACCTAGTGTGAAACCAAAAAGTTTAATCGCCATTAAATATCATCCTATATTAAAAAGTAAGGGTAAAACACCCTTACTCTTAGATCACACCATCTGCAACTGCTTCCCACCATTGGTAGGTCAGAGTCACAGAAAACTCTTCAATAGTATCATTTGAACCCCAATCAACATCAATTGGAGTAATGTCTGATGGGAACAAACCAACAAATTTATATTTTTTGATATTGTTACCAGCTTTACCGAACTGAGTAACTTCACCATCAACTGTATAGCCTAATGGTGTACCAGCAACTGGGTTACGAACATTTAGATTGTGGCTATTGATACCATTCATCCAACGTTCAAACGCATTGCGTACAACAAAATCTTCATCGTTGATAATTGTTACTGTCCAGTCAGCAAAAGTACGATTGCCAACAAACTTCAATTCACGTCCGAAGTATTGAACAGGCACAACGCCCAGAGTTGAACCTGGAAGTTGTGCTGTCTTACACATGAACGTCATTTTTGTTTGTGCGTTTCCTGGTGCTGAGAACGCAGGAAACGGCATTGACACCTCAAATAGATTTGGGCGGGCACCGTCACCTTGTAATTGTGAACGGAACTGATTTACGTTAAATGCCATTTATTATTCTCCTGTTTCTCTTATTTAGGCTGCACCTACCACTTCATTGAAGCTAACACCTGTACGTACTGCTACGAAGTTAAGCTGGATGAAGTTGATAGAACGAGCAGGTTTAATGTAAATGTCACCAACAAACTCATTACGGTCAATAATTTCTCCTGTGTTGTTTGTGTCATCACACACCACACGGAAGTCAGTGATACCACGACGACCTTGTACGTCACGCAGGAATGGCTCAACTAATGCTACGAACTGAGCACGTGTAAACTGATCATTGAATTCAAACAATGAGAAACGTGCAGCACGGCTAATTGCTTTTTCAAGTGTGATAAACAAACGACGAACATTGATACGATCAAATGCGCTTGGCTTGCTCAACAGAGTCTTATCACCGTATAGAACTGTACCTTCACCAGGGAAAGAAACAACTGGATTTACACCAACTTGGTACAGATCATCACGATTTGCTTTTGTTGGATTCCATGCAAGTTTGATTACATTCTTGATTTGACCACGATTGAAACCGCCTGGTGAGAACCAAGGATCACGTTCGTTGTCGGTACGCACACACAGACCAGCAATGTCACCGTTTAGAGGAATCCAACGGTACACATCCGAGTATTTGTCGTACTGATATTTGTAACCAGAGTCTAGGAATGCATATGAAGATGATGTCAGACCATTACGGAATGCTTTGATATCTGTAACTTCACTGCCAGCATTGTCTACGCAATCTGCTTTTTCTGGAGAGATAAATGCCACGCAATCTTTACGTGATTCTTCAACGTTGCTGATAACGTATGTTGCAATTGTGCTGTTACCTTGACCAGTTACTAGCAATGATACATCTACTGATTCAGCGTTCTTGAATGAATCCCAACCAGTTGTAACGTTTGCTGTGCCAGATGTACCGATTGCACCAGCAGACAATGAGTTGGATGCATTGCTTGAGAATAGTTTGTATGCTGAAACGTTAGCAGCAGAACCCCATGCTGTACCAGTACCTAGATTTGTTGGATGTGACAGTGACCAAATATATTGTGACTGACGATTTACAACATCTTTATAGTAGTTTGAGTTGCCGCTGTCATCTTTAGCATCGGATGCTTTAGATACAAATGCATATTTTTCTAGAACTGTACCTGCTGTGCCTGACCATAATCCATCTTCATCAACAACAACGATGTGTACTTCGTCGTTAGCACCGCCACGACTTGCTACGTATGAAGATGTATTTGGTGTTGCACTGAATTGTGATGCATATGTCCACACGTTCCATGTGTTAGCATCTGCCATAGAAACAAGAATGCTATTACCTAATGTACCAGCACAACGTGCTGCCCATCCGCCAGTGTCACCGAATGCACCAGCAGCATAGCTTGAATGATTGTCATTGAAATCATCTTCGTTTTTGATTAGTAGTCCTGTGCCGTTTGCTGTTGCATTCAGAGCACCAAGACCTTGTGTACGAACAACTTTTAGATTATTTCCATAAGCCAGGAAGTTCGCAGCAGAGAACCAATATTCATAATTATCGCTATCTGGTTTGCCGAATGTGTTCACAAGACGAACTTCATCGGAAATTGTAGTTACTTCACCAATTGGTCCCCAATTAAAAGGTCCTACGAATGCGCCAGTAGAAGTGGCAACTGAAGGAATAACTGTAGTCAGATCAATCTCTGATACATTCACTCCAGGTGATAATTGAAATGCCATTGGATTTCTCCTTTTATTGTTGGGTCAATTTTCTTTTTATTGTCTATTTAGTTTTTTACAAACTTGATGATAAATAGCCCGCCGGAGGTTCCCACATGTCTCCATCTTCCACTTCTACTTCTCTACGCAGTCCGTCCTCAATAAAGCCAAACGGAAGCATACTTTCTTCACCTAATATTTGCTGTTCTTCCAGCATAATTTTACGGATATCAATACGTGTTTCATCTTTGAAGAATGTTTGTGCTGTCAGCCAAGAATATAGCACCAAACCCATGACGATATCGTCATTGTTGCCCTCTTCGGCCATAAAAGTGTCTTTTTTTCGCACAAATGTATTGAGTTCTGCAATGGTATCAAAGTCGTTGATGAGTAACTTATCACTTTCAATCAGTGTTTTCAAGTTGGCACATCCAATTTTCTTGACTGACTTGGTTGTTTTGATACCAAAACCAACTGAGCGTTTGAAACCAGCCGAGATGCTTTGACCTTTGATGTGGTGGTGTTCTAGCTTGTAGACATTTTCATATTCCAAATCATAGTGTAGAATGTCTACAACTTGCTGGCCGACATTGTTAGTTTCAATCAGGACATAGGCTTCATTGTATCTATTTGCCAGTGAGTAGATTATGGTAGGTAAGAAGTAAAGTGGCAACTTGTTGTTGCGGTATCTGGCTACTTGTTTGTATGGTGCTTCCGTAGCATCAATCATGTTGATTGTATGGTAATCTAGTCCTACACCTTCCGAACAGTCTACTGTAGCAATGTATATTCGTCCTGGCTTTGGATCTTCGTAGATGAATAGATGTCCATCATCTTCAATACGCATTGGATCACGAAATGCCAATGAACGAAGTTTAGCACCAGAGATAAGTGTGGCAGAAGAGCCGATGAACTCTGTCTCAAACTCTTGTCTGAACTGTTCTTCAGATGTGTTTCGGATCGTTTCTTCTTTCCACTTTTCGTCACGACCTGGCACCATTGACCAGTGAACTTCAAGTGTTTTATAAAGAGAACGATTCTCAATGGCATCCATCCACATTTTGTAGAATAGATTTAGACCATTAGGAGTAGAAACAATAATTACTTTTGATGTTTTACCAGACGAAATAACAGGATAAGTAGATGTA